TTGGGTAACAAAATTATATTTATATAATCTGACATTAAAAGTAGTCAATGGATTTGAAAAAACATCGTAGCCAATAGAAATATATTTAGGTCTAAAACCTTTAGGTCTACTAGTAGGCGGGGAAAATAAATTAGAGGAGGGAAATGGCGGCCTGCCGCTTTGCTGATACGGAGTTAGAAAAGCGGCAGGAGGAGTTGCTAATCCCTGCGCGCCTTGTACTCCTCCAGTTATAGTAGCAGAACCAAATTGTTGTTGCGCATCATCCTGCATACCATAACGAAGCGGCCAGGCTTTGTTAGCAATCCACGTCACATTTGCTGTACCTGCTGCATTTGTAATATTAAGTCCCGCAAAGTCAGAAACAGTAACAATTGTAACACCAGTACCAAGACCAGTATCAGGCGTTGCTCCAACTAGTAACACTCCATCTGGCAACGGAGTGTCCATCAGTAACATACCTGCTGTTCGCATTTATTAGCTCCTGCTAGAGTTTACAATGTGCCTAGCCACGGTTACGAAGCTGTTTTAATTATAACAGAATATCATCAGGTTGATCGTCTATTATAGGATTTACTAATTTTTCATTCGGTCTTAAATCTGGATTAATTACTATTTGCTCCAGAACCTTATCTTGTTGTCTTTCGATTGCACCTATTAAAATCGGATATTTATCAATGCAATCAAAACAAAGCAATACTCCATATTGCCATTGTAGTTCTGAGTCGAGCTTTGCTCTACGCTCGCATCTGCCACAATAATGCCATGCGCCTTCGTTAAATGTGTGTACGCCATCTTGAGGCATTGTTTTATCTCAGTCTAAGTGAATATTAACCGGGTCGCTTGGAGAGCAATTTACCCACATACATACTGAATGCACGTAATTAGTAGTATTATTTTCGCTGGACGGAGCGTATTTATTAATCGCATCTTCAACAGTAAGAGAACCATAGTGCATCAAAAGCAGATCTTTAAGAGCAGCAAATCCTTGTTCTGGAGTAGGAAAATAAGCAAATCTAGCAGCACCATGAAACGGTGCTGTTTCGATTCTAGTAGAGCCATGAGAAATTGCAAATTGACCGTATTCAATATTACCAGGATTATTATTTCGTCGTGCTCTACTACCTGTTACACCGTAACCTTCCATTCTTGCAATAGCATCTACTAGATTCATATTTCTCCTTTTTAATAATAGGAAGGGTGGTAAGGAGGAGATGTCAACCTTACCACGCACTTCCTATTAGAGCGCAACAAATTAATCACGAACCGGGACGGTGGATTAATGTGCACTCAACTTAAGGCCCATTTGATCCCCAAGTACCGAGCCAATCAGTAGCACCAGCAGACATACGCATAGTGGTTTTCTGTTTAATAGCATCGGTATCGAAGTCATCGTCGTAGCTGGTTTTAGGAGCCTGACGAATATAGACCTTCATGTAATGAGAAGCGGGATCACTAATAAGCCACCAAGCTCCTTGACTGGTTGTATAGTGAGAAACCATAAACGTAAGGTCTTCACCAATCAGTGAGTTAATGTCGTTATCAGAAGTACCCGGCTTGCCGCTAGAAGCAAAAATTTCACGAGCAATAAATTTTTGTTCTGGCGGAATTATAGCCATTTTTAGCCGAATAGTAATTGGCATACCCTGACTGTCGATAAGACGCTCATATTGATTGGTTGCGAGTTGTACAGCGGTTACGCTTAGATCAATATCAGTGCTAGGACGATTAGGATAAGTGCCTACGGCATAAATTACGTTACTAACACCAGGCCCGGTGTTAGTAGCGGCACTCCCGCCAAGTAGCGGATGCTGGCTGTTAAACAATGAAACTCCATCAACAGTAGTTACGTTAGACGTAAATCCCTGATTGAGAATATTCATTGCAATCATTTCTTTGGTATAACGCTCAGAACGCGCCATAGCAACAGGAACTTTTTTGATAATACCATACTTATCATCATCATAAAGCTCTTTGCTGGTTCTAACAGCGAGTCCATACGTTAGGTGTTCGTACCGCTTATCGCCACCCTGTACAAAATTAGTATAAGCAACTGGTGTATTTTCTGGCTTCTCCTGCATAGGCCCGAAGGTGCCAAATTTAGCATCTTGCTCATACGCGCTTTCAGAAGTTTCCTTCTTGAAAATTTTAGTCCACTCTTCCCCACGCTGCTCTGTATCAACTGCGTCCAAGTAAATCTTATTAAGACCAGCCGCAAGCAGTTTAGGAAACGCACCACGTACTTGTGTAGCCATTTTTTAACCTCTAATTGGAATTAATTAATAAGCTGCTGTGCAGACGGTACGACTTTAAAACGAACACGAGCGTTGGCGATGTAAGTATTAGCAGTACCAGCTTGTACTAGATCGTTGGGGTTGATGCCAGTAATTATAACACAAGTATTAGTACCTACTGTAGCTTTACCTTTATCAACATAAGCAGTTCCGCCAGCGTCAAAAGTAATACCATATTGCTTTCCAACGTCAGCAATAGTAGGAATATAATCAGCAGGTACGCTTCCGGCACTATTATCAAACTGTCCCTCGAAAATAGTATCGTTATTAGCCTGCTCAAAATAATTCCTACCTTCCGTCGGAGGAGCACCATACGCGATGTTAACAGCACTCGGCTGATTAGGCACAGTGCCGTATGTTTGAATAGCAGCAGGTGGCCCAACTTGCCCAAACAATCCCGGTGTGCCCTTACCATCAGTTGCCAAATTAGCAGCAGGTTGAAGGCTAATACCAAGAATGCCAGCAGTAAAAGTAGTGCCGTCCCACTTCTGAACATAGCCACCAGTAGTAAGCTGAACAGGAACACCAAGAAGGAATGTTTGTCCAGACTTCTCACTAATAGCACCAGTCTGAGGAGTATTACCACTTACTGTCTCCACAGACCCCATTGGAATATGTACTGTTAGATTTGCAGCCATTTTTCTTCCTTTATTAGTTTGTTATTAAACACCGGGAACTTCTGGTGAGTAGAAAGTTACTTTATTTCGACGAACATAATTTGCATACTCGCCACCTGTTTCATGTTCCATGTATTGATTGGCGGCATTTTTAGCTGCTCGATGCGCGCCAATTGCTGATACTGCATTGATAGAACGAAGCTGGATTGCTCTCAATGCGGAGAAATAACGAGATTTAAGAATCTTACAAAGCACAACATCATGCACTCTATAGTGTCCTTGTGCATCTACTCCTACCTCAATATTAAGAGGCTGAGCCAGATCATCAGCAACAACGTATTCAAACCCACGCGACCTCATACTACCAAGGCGCATAGGATTTACATTGACCCATCTAGGTACATAATTTGAATCTTTAAGTTTTGCTTCTAATGAGTCTTCGTTGCTAAATGGTTTAGCAACGATAGGAATATCAAAATCATAAGCATCATTTTCGCTCATCGAAGAATAATCAAGCTCGCCATTTTTAAGCACAAGGTTCTTTAAATTCATCGTCTGAGCAGCAGCATTCAAATCGTATTTAGCACCATTGGCTTCTCGCACCATTTTCTGTTGCAATGCCGCAGCAGCCGCTAATACTTGCTCTGGCGAATAATCCAATCCCCCGATTCTAATTTTCATCGGGTCAATAGGAACAGCATCTTTGCCATCATCAGAGGTTCTTTTTAATGGCGTCTCAGGTACTAAATCATCCACAGTAATATCATCAGCACCCTCAACATGGATAATATTTTCTTCTTCAGGAGCTACTTCTCGACTAATATTTTTTAATTGTTCATCGAGTTGTTTATTCATATCTTTCAATTCATCAGACATACTCTAGCTCCTTCTTAGACTTCATCCAATCTGCCTCGCTGATTCCCATTTTACGAGCATATTCTTTTTCTTCGGCGGACATAGTAATAGTATCATCAACATCTTTACGATCACCACTATGACCACCAGTACCACCTGTGCCAGAAGAGGCAGCGGACAATTTAGATTTAATCTTACCTTCCTCAATCTCCTTACGCATATCAAAATAAACACTTTTATAAGCGTTCATGATAATAGCAGAATTGGATTGATTTTGTAGCGGCTGAGCAGAAATAAGCTCGTCTACTTTTCTCCTGAAATCAGAATCAGAAGAATAGTAATCAAGATCACCGAGAGTTTCCTTCTTAACAATCACAGCAGCCATAGCAGCTTGGCTTTTAAGAATAGGCTCTAGTCTTTTATTAAGAGTTCCTTCTGGATCTGTGATGTAATCAGTATCGTCGATCTTATTATCATCTGCTGCTTTTTTCCTAGCCGCTTCATCTTTTTCGCGCTTCTGAGCAGCGAAAAACTCATTCATTGGTTTAAAACGGTCATCAAGAGATTTATTAATCTCCGTCTGCATGCTATCAAGATGTGGCTTGATAGCATCCTTAATATCGTCTGGTTTAATCTCGATACTGCTAAGATCATCCTTAGCATTACCAGTATCTTCACCTTCAGCAATTCGTTTCCATTTTAGTGGCATGTTATACTCCCATCTCCTTTTTAATTCTACTACTCATCTGGTTCAGTTTCAGCTTTCTTATGTTCTGATATGTCTTGTAATGATTTGAGTTGTTTTAGTTCATCAGGTAAATTAATAACAGCATAAAGAGCTTGAGCCTTACCTCTACATACTCCTCTTTCCTCTTCAGTTTTAAAAGTATCGAATACTAACTCGGTACTTCTATTAGCAAGCTCACTATTGAGGTATGGAAGGAGTAGAGTTTGGAAGTCCTTGGATTGGTAAAGTTGGTATATTCGCTCCCGCTCCGCCAATATTTCCTTGAATTCCTCTTGTCCCGGTTGGTCTATCATTACTCTCCTTTAGAAATTTTGGCACAGGAATCAATGAATTAATATCATCCCTACCAAAGTTTCTTAGTAGTTGTTTCATGAAAGCATTCTTCGCTTTTAGTACTTGTATATAATAATCTCTAAGATCATCAGGCATACCTTGTTGTCCTAAG